TTATATAGATACGTTGCGATTTTTCCGTTGTTGAAATTGAATTTGCTGTTGAGAAAGTTTTTCTTTTTCCTTTTTATCCATCTCATCTTCAATTTCCATACCTAATAATTCTTCAATTAAGTCTTCATGTGACACTATCGCTTCGGTACCACCAAATTCGTCCAACACAATTGCTAAATGTTTTCTAGAAATAGTCATCTTACGTAATACCCATTCAGCTTTATTGTGTTCATTCACAAATAATGGCTTAGCTGAATAGTTTGTAATTTGATCTTCTTTTTTATTACTCCAAGCCAACAGATATTTAGAATGAAACACCCCAATAATGTTATCAATATCTCCCTCGTACACTGGATATCTAGTGTATGGCTTATTCATAACCGTTTCATAAACTTCTTCGTATGTCGCATTTGAAGCAAATGCCGTCACATTAATTCTAGGTGTTGTATCTACATCTTTTACTTTTAAATTTTCAAAATTAATGACACCTTCCAACCTACTCGTCTCAATTTCATTTAAAGCACCTTCATGTCCAGCAATTGCTAACATTGTTTTAAATTCTTCTTTTGAAAATTGATGTTCTTGAGGTTGACCCTTAGATAAACTTCGATTAATACTGTCCGTCAACTTATTTAAAAGTAATGTGATAGGGCGAAACACAATGACACAAATATTAATAATTGGATATACAAGCCTTGTTATTTTATCTGGAAATGTTGCAGCGACAGACTTGGGAATCACTTCGGAAATCAAAATGATAACAACTGTTAAAACAGCTGATGCAATACCAACGCTAATCCCCCAACGTAAAGCCATAATTGTAACAAGTGTTGGTAATAAAATATTCGCGACATTATTCCCAATTAGAATCGTTGTAATAAACTCACTTGGTTTTTCAAGTAACTTTACAATGCCTTTTGCTTTTTTATCACCTTTGTCAGCTTCAGTTTTAAATTTTGTTTTATTGGCAGCCGTTAATGCCGTCTCGCTTCCTGAAAAGAAAAACGAAATAAATATCAATATAATTATGGCAATGATCACGCGTGTAGTCTCCTTATTGTCATATCTTATTTTTATTGTAGTTACTTAATTCCCGACGTTCTCGTTTAATAAACCAGTTAAAATTCATTATATATAATAGACTTAATAATGATAATTAATATGCATTTTTAATCATAGTTACTTTAATGCATTCATTAGTAAAATGATGCTATAGTTCGAGCTGTTTGTTATTAATAAATTTACATAATGAAAAATTTCAACAAATTCAGTTTATGACATAGTTATAATCATTTGAAACCATTATAATGATAACAACCAGTTTCTCATAAATTTATTCTAATTATCTTTTAAATATCTTTAGACAAGTACTTGTTTATATTCAAATATAGAAAGAAGGATTAACATGTATTTTGTTTTAGCAATATTTACAATCATTAGTGCCAGTGTAAGTTTAGGTTATTCAATTCAAGCATGTGCATCTAGTCATAATATAAATGCATATTATGCACTTAGTCGAAGCTTACCTTTATTTTTATTAGCTATTTTTTCTTTAGTCATTCATAGTGCTATATTTTTGATAACTATATCCATTGCAATGATTTTAGTTCAATTTTTAGATGCGATTGTTGGTTATAAAAGTGAAGATGTCTTTAAAACTTATGGTCCATTAGCAACATCTGTAGTGAACTTAATATTATTAATAGTTTTCTTATTTTAACTCACTTATACAACGAATCTTAATCGAACTAATATCGAATTATCTTTAAAGAATATTTGATGTAGTTTTCAATTAATTTAATAAAGACCAGCACTCTAATGCCACAATCATATTGTATTTGTGTTGTCGCTTTATCCACCATCAATGATTATTTTTTACACCAATCAAAAAATCGGACTGATATAAATAAGTACAAAGCTTATCTATCAATCCGATTTAGTTATAAAACAAAAAAAGCCACAGTAATGTGGCTTTTTGTTATATTCAGTATCAAAATGGTATCAATACCCATTTCCGGAAGTCAAGAATGGCTTAACAACGCGGTTTAAAGCTATCCAATACTACCTTCCATTTCGATTGAAAAAACTAATTTTTAAGGACTTATTTTTATAGAAACGTTGATTTAATGCGATTTAAAGTAAAGTTATTTCTCTTGAAATTTTGAGGTTATTATTTTTTGGTATCAAAAATGGTATCATTTGTAGTTATTTTAGCTTCATATATTAAAATAACCACACTCCTAAATTAATAGGTGGTGTGGTTTTGTTGGTTGTAGGGGGAGTAAAATAAACACACCATTTAAGATGCGATCTATACTGATTCACCGATAGGCGAATTTATTAATTTTTCCATTCTATGCTAATAACATGTGTTCTTCTCATTCTTCGATATGAACTGTTTTTACCCAGAACGTACATAGTCGCCGGACTATAAAAATCATTATTGTTAGACTTCCTTAACCCGAGTATCATAACTTGGCTGTTCTTGTCATCTATAAAAGCTACATCAATCTTTTGTGGATTAATTGAATTTTTTGGAACTATAACGCATAGCCTGATTTCTTTATCAATAAAGCATTTATGCAAAAAATTATAATTGATAAGCCTATCTTTAATGTTACTATATTCATAATGTTTTTTTATAGATTCGTGTGTAATTTTCCCTTCAGCTATTCTTCCAATGATCTTTTTAGCGCTCACTTTTTTATGTGTGTAATGCAAACCTAATAAGTGGGGTAAATTATTTTTATGAAAATTTATTTTAAAGATGGGAAGCAATTTATATTTCGTTTTAATTTCCACATAACCTTTGCAAAAGCAATTAATAAAATCATTCAAGATGTCTTGTAAATCAACATCGTTTTCACTATTTATTTTTAAATACGTTGTGTTCCCCACCTAGTACACCCCTTAAAAAATATCCCTACAAACATTAATGTAAGTAGGGATTATGTATATGAGTGATGGCAAGGAAGAAGTCTCCTGCGGGACCAACAGTCAGATATATGGCCTCTGCCGGGCTATACAATTCACTCCTGATTGTATATAACTAAATTAATAGTTACTTGACGAACTAACTACGAAAGAATGCAAGTTAGGAAGAAAGAACGGAATAGAGAGTTGACTTTCTTCATAGTTAACTATAATATCTTTTAACTTTATACGCAATAGATATGAATAAATTTTTCATACTTTTTATTAGATAGAGTTAGTTTTGGTTAACTTGCGTTATATATAAACAACCACCCAGCAACTAGTATGGGTGGTTTAAATATGCAGTCAGCTTCTTACTACTTTACGCAAGTAAGTCCTCTGCATAGCCGGATTGGCTACCGGAAATGTGGTTTTAAGCCAGATTGGTTACTGGTAATGTAATTACATTATAACAAAAAAATAGGCAAGTACCGTAGTACCTGCCTGTTATCTACATTTAAATCTTGAGAGTAATGTTAAAAAGTGTATAGGAATATTAACATCCATCCAAATAGTTATTTAATAACTGTAAGATTCCCTATAATTAATGTAGCAAAATTTTTATTCTAAGTAAATACTAAATCGTGCTAAACTTACCAAAACTACTTATCCTATTACCTGCTTTATCTACCTCTCCTGTCGCAATATAGCGACGTTGTCCACTATTAGCAATATAAGTAATCCATCTATACCCATTGATGCAATATGCGCCGTCATATTTGATTGTTGCGTTATTAGGTAATACACCTGTAATTCTTGAATTAGTTGAATAGCCGTCCCTTACGTTATTACCTTTAACATTGGCAACTGTGTAATTACCAGTCTCTTTTTTATAAGGCACATTATTCTTATCAAGTGTATAACCTGCTGGCACTGGTGGATTTTTTTGGTTTTTAGCTGATGTTTTAACATTACCAGCTACCAAACCACCTATAGGCTTACCATGAATCGCACCAGCTATTAATTTAGAATACAAGTCATAATTCTTCTTAATCCAATCCATATCTTTTTTATTAGTAATAAAACCTAATTCAGATAAACGATAATTGATATTTATTTCTGCTGATACATTAACGTTCAGTAAATCATTACGAGGTGTTACACCTCTTATTTGTCCTAAGTTATTTTTAATAACATCTTGTATACTTTTATCAATAGTATCCGCATTGAATTGACTTGAGATAATAACATGCCCACCACTTGCATTTTCTCCTGCTGCGTCTAAATGAATCTCTAGAACAATGTCATACCCCTGTGATTTAACCCAATATAATCCATAATCTTTATTATTTCCTACATTAACACCGTATGCAGTATCTTGATACATGTCTTGTGATTGACTTGAGCCACCATATAATGCAACTTCATGACCTGCATGTCTTAAATACTTAGCGATATTTGGCGTTATATATTTACGGATAAAATCGCGTTCGTTTGTTCCGTTTCCTACTGCTCCAGGATCGTTATAACCATGACCGGCTACAAGCATAATTTTTTTAGGTTTAATTACTGCTTGCTTTTTGGCAGTTGCTTGCTTAATAACGCTTTTAGCTTTATCTCCAACACTTACTTTATCTGGGAAATTTAATCTAATAAAATACATTGGGTCATCGTAATAATGAACATGTCTTGTAACAGTTTCAGGACCCCAACCAGGTTGCGCAACGCCATTTGTCCAACCTTTACCATTCCAATTTTGCCCATATGATGTGAAAGTGTTTAAATTTGCGCTCTCAACAATTTCAACATGTCCAGCTCCGCCACCATACTTTGACGGGAAAACGACAATATCCAACTTTTGCGGTAAAAAGCTATCATAGTTTTTAATTATTTGCCCGTATTTTTCAATCCTTGCTTTATTATCAAATGGAATATTATAAGCGTATAAACCTTGTAACCTTTCGCCTGTTGCTATCATAAAAAACATATTTGCGTAATCGTAACACTGAAATCCATAAAACAAATCAGGATTGAACTGCTTCCCTAATGAATTATCAAACCATTTTTCTGCTTGGTTTTTTGTTATCAACATTGGTCAACACCTACCCTAAATCATTTGTGTCGTTCATATTCGTAGGTGTTATTACTTCTTTAATTGGCGCTTGCCCTGTTGCTTTTCTATACTTGTTTTCAGCTTTATATTTCTTTAGCTTTTGATTTGCCCATTTACCTTCTTGAGATGTTGGATTGTCTTTATACGTAGTATATAAAGCAACAACAGTAAGTATTATTGATGATATAGTCTCATCGTCTACTGGAATCGGGCTAATACCTTTGTTCGCTAAGAATTGATTTACTAATGCTAAGATCAATACGATGTATCTTGTTATTACTTTTGCATCCATTTGTTTGCTCCTTTTATCCAAAATAAAAAACGACTAAAAAATTAGTCGTTTAAAATTATTCAATGGTCAATGTTGGAGATCCTGAATAAACATCACTTATAGTGACATACAACATCCCTGAAGGATTACTAAAGTTGATATTTTTACTTGCAAGTCCGCTATTGACTCCTGATATTCCTAAATCACTTGAACCTAAATTAGTTTGCGAAACCCTCATTATACCGCTACGTACATTTTCTATTGTCACCTGATAACTTTTATTAGGTTCAACTCCATTTATTGTCCATTTTGCTGTTGATTCTTCTATGCTATCCGGATATTTATTTTTAGGTAAGGGTTTTATTACAAAAGATGAAGGCTTTTTCCATACTTGGATATTTCCAGCATATACTTTTGTATATTCTTCACCTTCGTAAATAAACTTCTTTACATTTTTAAAATTACCTTCCATAAAAATCACCCCTTAATTAAGTAAAGTGTATTAGGGTCTTTTTGATATATATAGTTATATTCATTTTCTGTTCCTGTCCAAATTTTAACCGTCGGTTGAGATGCGCTTTTTAGTTGATATAAATTATCCGCTTGTTGTTTAGTAAAAGCTTGAGATGACAAAACATACCGCTCATCATGATTATGATTTTTTGGAACATATAAATCGTTTAGTGTTTGTTTGAATTCCTCAAAATCTTCTGTACTAACTTTTGAGCCAATCTGTTGCAATACACTTTCTGAAATAGAGTTGTTTTGTATTGCTTCTGCTAATTCTCTTAATGTATTCATAGATTCAGGCGCGCTATCAACTAGTTCAGCAATTTTTGAATCCGTATACGTTTTAGAGTCGTTGAGAGTTGTATCTTTGATTTTTTTAACTTCTTGCAATTTATCTTCTAACCCTTCAACATTTGCGATATTGATTTTGTCCAATAACTCAGGTTCTGCTTTGATATCTGTATCTTTACCATCAATTTGCCACATTTTAGTGTCAGGATTGATTGATACTACAGTACCGTTTTTACCGGGTGCGCCTTGTTCTCCTTTTTTACCTGTATCACCTTTCGCACCAGGTTGTCCCGGTTCGCCTTTATCACCTTTCGCACCTTTAAATCTACTTTCATTCTTTTCGATGTAAGAAATGACATCTTTATCTATTTTCTCTTTAAAGTCTTTGCTCAATAAATCTGTCGCGTTATCTTTTAAAATTCTCGTAATAGCATCATCTACCAATTTAACATCGATTTCTTTTGCTACAGCAGATTCAATACCACTATCAACGATATTGAAAGAAAAGTTTGCGACATGTATTTTTTCTTCTTCTTTCTCTAAAAACAGCTTACAGCGAACATAACCAGCGTGTTTGATAACCTTTTTAGGTATCTTGTAGGTAAGGAACCCTTTTACAACATCGTCGATAATCAGGGGCTCATTTTTGAATATAGAGCCATCTTCCATAAACAAATGTAATCTAGGTGTTAAGCCATGTGCTTTTAGATCGATACGACCTTGTTTGTCATTGATACCTATTCTTATAGATGCTGTATTTTCATCTTCAGTGTAAAATCGACAGCCAACGTCACCTAAGTCAACACCATCATTTTTTATTCTCGTTTCAACATCTTTTATTTTGTACATTTATACACCTCTTTATTTATATTTATCTCTTATAAAGTAGATACCTTTTAAGCCGATTTGTTTATATAGCTTAGCGATTGTACTAGCTTGATGTTGGCACCACTCTATAGCAGTAGCGTATTGGTGCGTAGCTGGATTCTTAGGATTCCATCTGATTCTGTACAGTGTATTCTGCCCTTTGTTGATGTAATCCTTTCTTACGAAGCTAGCACCGCCCATGATTGCTTTTGCTGGAGTTGTCCAACCTTTATTCTTAGCAAATTTCATTGCATAATCAGGGTCGTTGTCGAATGCACCAATACCGAAGTAATTATATGCACCGTATCTACCACTAGCGAAGTTACTTGTTCCGTATCCACTTTCTAAGAAAGCGTGCGCGATCAAATAAATTTCGTTAATGTTGTTTTTCTTACAAGCTTCCGCGAATGCTTTGCCTTGTCCGTCGAGCGTTCCTTTTCCTTTAAGTATTTTGTTAAGCGCACTAACTGAAATGCCTTGATACTTTCCTAAATTAAGCATTTGGTAGCATTGCGTGTTACTTTCCCATATTCGCTTAACATTCATTGCCGAGCTCGTTTGTGCTCGTGTTGCATTAGCCCAGCCCCATGTATGAGATTTTTTCGGGTTACCCCTAGACATTTGTCTATCCAGTGCTTGCTGGAACGTGAACGGACTTTTTTCAGTAACGATGCTTGGTTTTTTGTCTGATGAAGTAGGGCCTCGTGTGGACGCACTGTCAACTGATGTTTTATCACTAATTCTTATTGATGTTTTTGTCGTTACTTCTTTAATATTTTCTCGCGTCAATATATCTCGTTTAATGTACATTTCAAGCATTTTCTTTTTGACTTGCTCATACTTTGCTTCATCCGGTATACCTTGCTTAATCAAGTCGTAATTAATTAAATCTTTCATACTACGCCAAATATTAGGGTCTACCTTTAACGTCGTTTCAGATAATTCTTTATCTGTTCCTGACAACAACCATACACCCCGTATTAAAGCTTGTATTTGGTTCATTAAGAATTGACGCTTACTATCTGTTTGACCACCACATACTTCAATAACTAGCCAATTAGGGTGACGCGGGTCATCAAAATTGGTTGGTCTAGCAAGCCATGTAGCCTCTCTATCGACATATAAATGCGGTATTTCATAATCGCTTATAAACTTATTTCTTTGCGTATACAGTTCGTCTACAGAACGCATATGCATTGATTCTTTTATATATAATCCTTGAATATCTGAGCGTTCATCACCCATTACAACTATATGATCAATGAAATGCTCTTCTTTATCTAAAACATTGCTGTAAGCAGTGTATTTTATTGTTTTAACTTCTTTAAATTGCGGTTTCTTCGCTTCACCAGTAATTGTTGAGTCATTGGCTTTTGATGCTGAACTTGTATCAGTACTACTAGGTTTGCTAGTATCTTTTGAGTATGGAGGCCTAACAAAGCCTGTAACACTTACATAAGGGTGTCTTACTAATCTTCCTGGAGAACCTGTCCAACTATTAGAATTAACCCAGTTTTGGTCAACGCTATAAAAATAACTTTTATTAGATGGTCCTACTACTATTGCGGTGTGTCCGTCCGAACCTATTCCGTTGCCAGGGTGCCAAACTGCTATGTCTCCGGGTTCCGGTACAAATCCAGATGAATAACGATAGAATCGGAAACCCTTAGGATATCTGTAATTAGCCATATCCTTAGCATTGCCCCATGTTACAAAACCCCAATATCTTTTAAAAATAAAGTTAGGTGTATCCCAACATTGCGTTTGTATTTAATTTAACGTCTTTCCCTGTATTGATTTCTCAACGCGCTTGTATAACGTTAAACTGCTCTATAAAAAGAGCCTCATGCTTTCACATGAGACTAGACTATATCTTAATATTCATTTTTAGCTTTTTTATACGCTAAATACGCTTCTTCTGCAGTTTCGTAAACACCTAAGTATATAAATTTTTTGTTTTTGTACAATTGAGCTTGATACTTATTTATTTTAGGTTTAAAAGTGACACCAGTATATCCTGTTTTATTGTGATATTTCCTGCGATTATTTGAGTTTTCTTTATGGCTTACCCATCGACAATTTGAAGGTTTATAATCATCGTCATTATCAATTCTATCTAGTTCAGCACCTTTGAAAGGCACATCTCCCATATCTTTATAGAATTGCATAAAGTCATCTTTCCATTCATCACAAACCTTTATTCCCCTACCACCATACGCATTATAAAAATCATAATTATGGTTATAGCATCTTTGTTTCATGCCTTTCCATTTATGATAAATTAAAGTGCCTGTCATTCCGTGTTTTTTATGATGGTTATCTTTAGCTAGACAACCACAACTTTTAGAATACCCGTTTTTCACTGCAGTACCGATCATAATTTTTTCATTACCACATCTTGTACATAAGCATTTATATAACTTCTTTTTATGTTTATTTCTACATAAAATTCCAATACTTTTAAATAATTAAACTGCATACCCACAATGTCCATTTGACCACTCCTCGTTAATCGTCAAAAACATTGTATCACATATGAATATTTAATGCACTGTCTACAAATTTGTAGCACTTAGTCGTTGAACGTTCCTCTACTGTTACCATAGAGGCTTCGCTGCTGATTGCCCAATTCTTAATATTTTTTAACATTCACGCTTATCGTTGCCAATTACGTTGTAGTTATTAAGACTCTAAGGGTGTTCCAGCAATTCACATTATTTTTTTACGTGGAACCCTTAATTAAGCACCACGATAACCGTCAATATTAATCCTCTTACCAATATTCGACTTTGCCCACTCCACCACTTCACTAGCTGTAGGCTTTCTAGTCTTTGGATTAGGTAATCCCATGTATGCACCTCATTTCAATCAAAATAAAAAGCCAGTGCCGAAGCACTGACTCTTAACTGTTATTTACATTTACCAAACCAGAAGCACGCCCAGAAGCTATATCCTAAAATCCCTTTAAGCATGGTAATCACCTCCTTTAAATACCAAAAATAGTTCTTAGTAAAGCTATGACAATCGTACTGAAGATAGTCCCTATCAAACCTAGAATCCACATTTTTATGTCTCTAATATTCTTGGCATTCTTTTCTTTATTCTTTTCATCTTCTACCTTGTCGCGCTTTAATTCTTCAAAATTTCTATCTAATTTGTCATAAATCTTTTCTTGCGCTCTAAGACTATCTTCTATTCTGTCGAATTTTTCAAACATAGTCTTATCATTTTCTTCTAATCGCGTTAAACGCCAATCTTGTTCATGTCGTTTGGTAAATCCAAACATTATGCCACCCACTTTATTCAAATTAAAAAGCCACAAGCATTACACCTGTGACTTTTCATCTTTTGTTTCTGGATATTTTTCTCCAGTGATTAAAGCATATTCTTCTTTGTCGATTACACCCATGTCTACGTACCACTTAATTTGCTCATTTTTATAGCAACCCCACACATAAAAAGTTTTAATGTCCTTGAAAGTCGGATAAATCATCTTAATTTTCTCCATTTAAACGTCCTCCTCTGTATTTGTTTTACCAGCTTTTAGTTCAGTCAACTGTTGTGTTAACATAGCGTTTTGTTGCTTTAATTCCATCGCCAAAATATTTACTTGCGTCACCTGCATTTGCATACTTGCAACCATTCCGCGAAGTTCTTCATCACTCAAATCTGATTCACTTTGTTGGCTTGATGCATTCGGTACGTCTTCTTTTTCAAAATTGCTGTTATATTTAATTTCGCCGTTAGTGAAAACAAACTTTCTAGGTTCAAACTCTTCTTTGAATTTGATAGGCACATTGTTATCATCTACATCTAAACTATTGCGTAAACCGCCAGTATTAACGTATCCGATAACTTCGTTTTTATCGTTTACTGTTATTTTCATTATTTCCACCCCATAATTTTAGTTATAGTAACTTTGTTGGCATTCGTTCCAGAACCTGATGTTTTGCCTAAATCGAAATACACATCGTTGTCTATTCTTAAAGTGGTACTACTTGTTTTTGATAGCAAACACTCATAAATACCGCCACCGTTACCGTCTGAGTCAACTACATTCGCTTTGCTTAATTGAATTGCATTAGGTAATGCGGTTAGTCCGAATCCCTCAATAACGCCACCTGGATAAGTTCCACTTACCAACAAAATAGAATAGTTTGTGTACGGTTCAGTTAGATTGATTGTTGTACCTACACCATTTGCGCCACCGTCGAACAATACCGTTGATTTATGTTCATTAGGAACTGTCCACTGTTGCTCAAGTCTGCCGTTTGTGATTGATCGTGTGTAAATCTTTTTAGAGTTATAAGGCGTGAAGTTAAATAGCTTGTTTGTATCATCTTTAACGAATACCGATAAATAACCCTCATAACTTTCAACGCTACCTGGTAAATCCGGCACTCTTGTTGCATAGTAATTACCTGCAGTTAGATAACCCAAATCGCCTTGTGCATTATTCAAGTTAACTTGTATTGATTGGCCGTTAGGCTCAGTTAACTTATGTTGTTGCCAACTCGTTGTTCCGAATTTATCATCTACATACTGCTTGGCTTGATTTAAAGCGTTGTTTGATGTTTCTTCGACGAATTGCTTAGTTAAATCGCCGTCATTTTTTTTAAAACGGGTACCATGTGCCACTAATTTTATATTTTGTATATTCGTCGTTTGAATCATCTGGATACCATGTTGCACGTGCCGTACTATCATCAACAACATAGACAACTAACACGCCTGATTTTCCTAAAGTGTTAGGAGCTACCGGAATATCTGAACCATCGTCAACGCCATCTTCTTTAGGTGTATCGACAGTACCTATATCTTTAAATGAGGGCGCATCTGTCGCGCTAGTGATATGAATAATCCTAGATGTGTTAACTGTGCTTAAAACGCTATCTATGGACTGCTCAGACGATTCAATTGCTTTACCGTAATCATCTGTAATTTTAGACTTTTGCCAATTAACTGTTAAGTTGCCTTTGACAAGGTCAGACTGGTTGATTTGTTGTTCAACTTCGTTAACACGTTCAAAAATCGCTTGCTCTTTATCAACAATTTTCTGGAACTCGCTATTTATATATTGAACGGCTTTGTCTTGTGTTGTTGTAATCATCTGTACCGCTTCATTTTGTTTGATTTCTAATCTTTGAATACCTTGATTAATACGACTATCAATTTCAGTAACCAACGATTTTGTATCACTCAAACTTTTCTTTAAGTCCTCAACTTCTTCTTTAACACTTTCTGTTAAGTCCTGAATTGATTTGATATAAACTAGCTTTGTTTTACCGTCAAAATTACTAATTAGATCATTCTGGATATTGAAGCTAAATTGACGCTCTACAATTACGTTATTGCTACCGTTTTGAGTAAAATATGTTTGCGCATGTACTCGACCAGTGTATTTTAAGAACTCGTTTGGGATAACGTATTGCATTCGTCCATTAATTGCATCAACAATTGTAAGTTCATCACTAATATAAGCGCCGTGTTCATCGTCGAAGTTATCCGTCTTAAGCACAATACTAGTCATCGCATTATGTTTGCTGATTGATAACGGCTTATTATTCTTAGTTACTGCAAAATTTAAAACACCAGTTCCTCTATCTGATTCATAGAAACTGATGTTTGTGTCAATAACCGGATTATATTGTGATGTTGTTTGTAACTCGATTAAGTTATCATCTTTTGAAAAATTATCTACTACCATTATTCAACCTCCTTACCTTCTATTATGCTCCAACCACTATTACCACCAGTACCAAAGTTTCTAACGAAAAACTGGTGAGCAGAAGCAAAGTTATTACGTCTTAGCACTTGTGTTGTGTTACCCGGTGTATTTGATTTTACTTCTAACACCCAGCCTGCAATACCTTTGTAATCTTTAGGGAAGTCAGAAAAACGTTTTGATTCTTCAGTGGTGATATAGAAGTCTAAACCAACAATTTTTAAATCAGACAATTTCGTGATGCTCTTAGGGATATGTTCCCAATAACCAGCACTTTGTGGGTTAAAATTCCATGAACCGTTGTTTTTCTTGTTAAAGATGTCGATAACACGTTCAAATTTGAGCATATTTCTACCTGTGCTGTTTCTAGTTAGTACTTGTCTTAACGCACCATTATAATGACCAGGCAGTACATCAAAGAACCAACCTGCATCTCTAAACGCTTTCGGTAACGGGAAATCTAACGCATTTTGTGTGTCTTGCGTATAGATATAGTAATGACCAACTTCCGTAATATCACTTAGATATGCTGGGTTTTGTATTGGTAACGGTTTAACACGTCCGCCTGAATCAGTCATCGATACTTGAGGTGCAATGTTTTTTAAGAATTGGTTAACACCTCTTTGGCCGATGGAATAAATTGAGTGATGTCTGTTGTTACCAGGTCCAATAGTTACCCCTATTAAAAGCGCTTTGCGTCCTGTTTCTAGATCGTAATACATATCTAGACCCTCAGCTTCTTGGAAGTCTCCTTTAAAGTTATTATTCACACCACCAATATCGATACGTCGTTTAAATAACAATTCTTTTGTTTTTATATCGAAACCTTGTAAGTAGTTAGGGTTGGCTGTATTCGAATCACCTGTATACCAATATAAGATACCTGCATCATAAGTGATACCTTGCATAGGTTGTGTATCTGAAGTGTATTCCATAGGTATATCCATTTGATACAATACTTTGTCTATACCTTTATCAATATCGTCAGCACTTCTAACCTCAACAAAGTTCAACGAATTCTTAGCTTGTCTTTCAGAAGCTTTATATTCACGTCTAAAAATCATTAAGTTTTCTATAGGATTATAAATTGCCGACGTATATCTATCGTTAAATACGTTTGGCATGACGTCTTGCATTTCGTTGCCATACGTCATTTCTCCACTTCTATATTTAAAGCGTACAAACTTGTTGTTTTTGTTACTGTCCAATACAGCTGAATAAATCCATAATTCTCCATCAATGTATCTATACGCATTGTGTGTACCGTGACCGCCATTTTTAACAAGCAATCTATCAATAAATTGTCCGTTAGGCTTCAATCTAGATAACATGTAATGATTGCCTGGACGCGCTTGTGTCATATAAATAATTTTTGTTCTAGGGTCTACCCAAAATGATTGCATTACTGCATTTGTATATGGCGATAAATCAGTGATAAATTCCGGTTCTTGCTCTTTTGGTTCGAATCGGTATTCTGTCGCTCGATATTCTTTATAGTGTTCATCTACAGCTTTCTCAACCTTTTTAGTGAAAGCATCTAGTGTTGAATAATCATGATACAAACGATCTTGCAATGTCTTATGACCATAACCTGTATTATCAATACGCGCGTCTTTTACTTCATTGATACCGTCGCCGTTATGGCCTAGAATCATATTGCTAAAACGGCCATTTAAATACGTTAAATAATCTTCAACACTGTCATTCAAGTATTTAATTTGTTTCGCTGAGTGTGCGTATATTTCTTCTTTTTGATGGTATATAAACATTTTCTCAAGTTTGCTCATACCTTCATCTAACAAGCGATAGTTATACTCATGTTGAGCAACTATTTTCCGACCTGTCATTGAATGTAAACTTGTAATTAATCCGTAAGCCATTGGTTGCCTCCTTTAGTCGTAAAAACTGTAATAATCCTTGATTAACTCGTACATAATAACCTCGTGACCTTTTTCGTTAGGGTGTAAGCCGTCCTCCATGCTCGCTTTCCTAAAAGCTGGATTGTATGGCTTAAAGTAATCTGTGTGATATGCGTCAAACACTGGTACATCTAACTCACTACAAGCTAATATTTGAGCGTTTACATAGTCCTCAAGTGTTAACCCTAGTTTGTTTTTGTCCGTGTCTTTACGGCGTATTGTTGTACCACTCATAGGGCATTGTCTTGTAGCTGTCATAACTAGTATTTTTGAATCTGGATTATTCTTTCTAATAACTTCAATTGCAGAACAAAAGGCACCGTAAAACGTTTTTGTATCCGTTTTATCAGTGCCTATCGGTACGCCTGCCCAATAACCGTGTAACCAGTCATCATCAGTGCCTTGTAATATGATTAGGTCTCCTCTTATTTGCTCTGCTTGTCTATAAATGCTGTTTTCTACCGCTTCTTTACCTATTGGAACTGTTGCCATTGTTGCGCCACCTCTTGCAAGATTAGTCGTTTTAGCTTTCAATTTCTTGCCTAACATTTCTGTGAAATTAGTTTTTGCGTGCGATCCTCTAGCTACAGAATCGCCAATCGTTCCAATAGATTTGATATTTCTTATACTTGATTGACTCGTAAAGTCGTACATAATCGTGCCATTCGCAGTTGTAACTGTTTTAGTACTCATCTTATCGACTTTTGCGTTTATTTTTTCATTCTGCTTAACTAATTCATTATTTATAGATAAACTAGCGTTAACTTTAGCGTTTAGTTCTCTCAAGTACTTAGCTGGGTCTGACTTAGTTGTTTTTACATTCTTAACATAGTTCGTAGCTTCATGGATAGCTTTTCTATATCTGTCACGCATTGTAAAATCGCCTAATACTACATCTTGTTTAATAATGTTATTGTACGCATCTCTATGTGTAGTGATTTCGACTATTCTCACTAAATCGTTATAGCCTATAGTTGGTTCAGCTACTCTTACAATATCGCCAATTCTAGGGTTAGCCTCTGGAAAATGCTCAGGCTGTGCTACGAAGTCCAAAGAAATAGAAGCAGTGACACTTTTCTTTATCACTAGCTCCATTGATTTTTTCAAAACATCTTCTTTTTTTATGCGTCCATCTATTAACGGAGGCGCTTCCCTTTTACCAATCAGTTGTGCTAATGGGTGTGTGAATTCGAATTGTAACCCAGCCTCTGTAAAAGTTTGCTGACCGTCAAAGTCGCCATAACCTCTTATATATGTGTAGCATTTAGAAGCATCTTCTTGAATTTTGACGTTATCAGCATTTACACCTGATTTAATATAGTAGTTTGCTACTTTTGATAATTCGTCATACAAGTGAAATGTTTTTGTTTTAGCGTCGTACTCATATTCGAGATGATAGCGTTCAAGTCCTTTTTTGAATATCTCAAGTCTTGTGTCTCCCTTGCCTAATCCCTCGAACTTTGATGCGTCAACCTTAGTGTGCAATACGTACTTATAACTAGTTCCTTTAAATACAGTGTTAAAAAACTCTACGCCTGTGAAACTTTCGTTATATTCTTGGTAAATCCTAGAATTGTTTAGATCATCTAATTCTTTTTGTCTCGCTTTGATACTAAGTTTGATTTTGTTTCCGATTGTTGATTTATCAAGCATTACTATTACATATTCGTTGAGGTCATCTTCCCCCTTTACGTTTGTGATAGTCCACATCTTTGTAATAGCGCCGATTGCGTCGAAAGTGCTGGCATTTTCTATCATATCAATGTCTAACGTGCTATCTTCATTCAATTTTTCGTTTAATTTTGTATTAACATGAATCGCATGACCGACGCCTTGCAAACTTTTTAATAATACCGGCATATGCTACTCCTTATCTGTAATATAATTTGTGTCTAAAGACTATCTTTTTCATAAGTCTGTTGGCTTTAAAATGATTCCAACCGGGATACAACACCGGTTGTTCTAACGTTTTGTTGTATAGGTCAATATTTAAATTGCCTCTATATGTGTGCTTGTTATCAAAAATGATTTTATCGCCTGCTTTTAAATCGACATCTTTAATTACTGAGATGTTTCCTTTATCCGTATAGAAAGTGAAACCGTCTTTATCATCAGCTTTAACATCTTCGGCTAATTCAATTTCAACTACATTGAATTGGTTGAACTGTGTTAATGCTACATCTCCGTTGTAATAGACATCTCCAGAACTCGTGTTATAGAATGTCATTTGTCTACTTCTATCATTTTCATTTAGTGCTATTCTGTCCGGAACTGACCATTTTTCTAAATCGTTATCACTTTCTAAATCAGTGCTATAGCCAATACTTTCAAAGAAAGGCAATTCAGTCGTCTCAAAAGTCAACGTGATTTCTCCTGATGTCTTAGTTGTGTCAAAAGATACTTCGCTAACTAATCCAACGAATAGTTGTCTACCGTCAACATAATCTAATTCAAATTCTTGTTCTAATGGTTCGAACATATTTTCAAATTTGATAGTGTTATCCGGCGTCGCCAATTCTCTTAGGTAAAAGCGACCATAAAACAATGTTTGAATGTCTGATTTAAGATGTGAGGCATAAGCAATCTTAGGTACTTCATACCTCAATCTTAATTCAACTTTTTTATATTCTTCTTTAGCGTAATTGTGAAAACGTCCATCAACTCCATCTAAAGGCGAATAATTCCTTTTGTAACTCGAACCGATAACATTGTAATCAAGCACTCTTAAGTGTTTGTAAGTGTGAGGATTGTCACTGACGCGATACTTCACACCATTTTTAATAATTTCTACATCATGGGCTATCAATAAACAAACCTCCCTTACATTAAGTTGAAACTACCATCTTTTGCATCCATATCGTCAATGTGAGATTTAATCATGTTTAGATCGCCCTCGTTTCTAACAGTTACATTAACAATAGGTCTGTTATTTTCTTTCATGCTATGTTGCACATCGTTTGTCATATGGCCGTCAACGCTTGGTGTTAAACTGTCGTTGAATCCATCTGTCAACGTTGAACCTAACTCACTTGTGAACGTTTTACCGAAGCTAGTAGCCATTACTTTAGCTTGTGATACCGCTAAACCTTTACCTAAACCACTACCTCCACCATGTCCACTTACGAATGAAGTTACTGAGTCCCACGCTGATGAAATCGCATCGCCTACCGCGCTTACTACTTTGTGCGCAGCGTTAGCTACACCTTCTGCCACTTTGCCGATTAATTCCGCTCCGGCATTTAAAAAATCGCTGAAAAAGCTTTTAATCTTATCAAGCGCGTTTTTCATGCCGTCGCCTACATTTGAGACAACTCTTTTAAATCCATCAGCTACTTTACTTGCGAAACTTGTAACAGTATTCCAAATATTAGAAACCCATTCAGAACCTTTTGTGATAATAAAGTTTAGTGCTTGTCCCATTTTTTCGGCCACACTCGAAGCAACACGACTAAACCAACTTGTAACACTGTTCCAAATACTGCTAACAAAATTAGTGATTGTACTCCATATCTGTGACCAACTTGTACCAAACATAGAAAGTGTTCGATTCATTACGCCAGTTAAAAAGCCGATGATTGACTCCCAAACTGATTGCATGTATTGCCAAATCGTATCAAGTACATTGGTAACCGTAGTTTTAATAGTCTCCCAAGCACCCGAGAAGTCGCCAGTAAGCAACTGAATTAAAGCAGTGAACAAACCAACTATGATTTGGACTGCCACGGATATCACTGTTCCTATGGCTTGGAACGCAATTGTAATTAACGTCCACAAACCTTGTATGATATTCATAACGTTTGTGATGATACCTATTATCAAAACACCTAAAACTTGCATGAATATTTGTCCTAATACTTGTAATATAGGCATTATCGGTTGTAAGGTAGATTGGATTTTGCCCCACAATTCAGTTAACCAGCCAACTACACCTTGAATCGCACCAGAAACCGCCGTTTTAACACCGTTCCACGCTTCAGTAATAGTGTTTCTGAAATTCTCGTTTGTTTTCCATAAATAAACTAGGACACCGATAAATGCGCCAATTACTGCAATTACCGCTAAAATAGGTGCTGAAATCGAACCGAAAACACCCATTAACAATTGCATAGCTCCAGTAACTAGACTTGATGTTCTAACAAAACTTAAAATCTGTTTGATGACGCCAAATAAGCTCAAACCAAACACATTTGTAAGCACACTACTTATAGCAACAATCGGAGCCATTAAAGCCCAAAATACACCGCCTAAAATACCCATAACGCCAGCAACTTGTGCTATAGCTGGGTGTGTCTCGAATAGTTTAGCGATAAATCCAGCTAGATTAGTGATGAAATCTAACAACTTACTAGCTATAGGAGCCATTGCAGTGCCAAATGCTACTAATGCTTTTATGATGTTACCGATTAATTGCATAATAGTAGGACCATTCTCTTGAACGTAACTTATAAAGTCTTTGAACCCTTGTGATTGTCCTACTTGTTCTGACCATGCTCTAAATTGAGAAGTTAATTTAACTAACCAGTCAAAAATGTTAGAACTGTTTTGAGCAAAAGCAATCATTAAATTACCAATACCAGCAAATACATTGCCAAATATCTGACCAATCTTAGGTAAGTTAGTTGTAGTGTAATCAATAAAAGCTTTAATAGCATTCTGACCAGCTACACTATTAGCCCAATTTTGGAAAGCTATAGACATGTTCTGTAGTCCTTGAGACACAAATTTGAACAACGGCATTAATTGAGTGAAAATGTTAACTAATCCGTCGCCAAATCGTCCTGCAGCGTTCAATAAATCTCCGAAGATTGCGCCACCTATGCTATTCAATGCTTCAAATGCTTTCTTAGCTGTTTCGGAATGTTTAACCCAATTCTCAAATTCGCGTGCGTTTGCTTCAACCAGCATAGATACTTCGGATAAGAATGGTTTTAATTGAGACATCGCACTTGTAACGCCTCTGATACCCGCTGACATCGCATTAAAGATACTTGCTTGATTCTCTTTTACAATGCCTTGCCATGTAGTTTTTAACTGATCGCTCGCATCTCTAAAATTTTGAACTTCTTTTGTTACTGCTAACGTTCCATCTTTTACCATTTTTAGTGCAGTAATAGCCATTGCACCGAAGCCAACCGCTCCAACACCAGCTACAGAGAATGCACCAGCAAGCCCAATAACACCACCACCTAATACACCAACGGCATTAAGTACTGCCATAATTGCCGGAACTAATCCAGCAATTACTGGTATTAATGCTTGTATACTAGCAATCATTAAACCTTTGACTTGTTGCGCAAAGATAGTACCGAAAGTTCTAATATTTGATGCGATGCCATCCATTGTTGATTGATACTGATCTAATGCTCTTTTACCTGCAGTCAATGCTACTTGCATTTTCGACATTCCGGTTGTATCAAAATCTAATTTAACAGTGTGTTTGCGCCAACCAGCTAACATCGCTTTAGAAGTCGCAACATTTCTTTTTAATCCGCTTGCGTCGCCGTCGATTTCAACTTTTTTACGTCTGATATTCGATAGTTCTGCTTTAACAAACGATATGACTTGTTTTACTTTGCTAGCGTCTGCATCGATATTAACTTTATGTTCTCGCCAACGTTGAGCCATCGATTTAGCTCGCGTTAGCTCTCTTTGGTAGTCTCTTATGTTTGCTGTAACTTCTGTCTTGATTTCGTCCGGTATATCAGTTTTAGCCATACGTTGAGCAGTTCTAATATTCCTTTTAAAATCACTGATTATAGCTGTAACACGAGCCAGAAAATTCTTTTCCATGCCTAACCTCCTTTATGACTTGTTTTTAAGCTGTTAAGGAACTTGCGAGTCCCTTGTTTTTGTATTTCTCTTTTACGTTTGTTTTTAGCTAGCTCACGCTGTTTCATTCTTTCGTATTCATCTTCTTGACCACGAATAATGTAATGTTCTCTTTCGTTCTGCCTAACAAAACGTTTTAGTGATTTACCAGCTTGAGCAACCGCATTATATTGAGCGCCGTACAACGCAATGTCTCTTTGGTCAATCAATGCTTGTCTAGCGCCAATAATCCAGTCATTCCATTCGGCAGGTAGCATGCTCATTAGCTCGTCATTACTCATATAACCTATGTAACGACTTGTCATCTGCCTTATTTCCGAATAGTCTAATAAGGTGCTACGGTCATGATTTCTTTGTAGTTGTTCTTCATCATCTCGATACCAGCTTTCGCGCCCTCTTTCTCGTCTTCTTTGGCTAACGATGGCGCTTGGTTCATCTGTGTCCAGAATAGACGTGATTTCTGATTGAAAAAACCGCTATTATTCATTACGTCCAACGCACCCTGTAATAGATTTAACGTGTCGTTTTCTCTTTCGATGATTTCCATGATTTCCGCTTCAATGTCTTCTCTTTTAGGTGCACTTTTACCTAGATAAGCTGTTGCGCATTCCCAAAAGTCTACAATTGCCACTGTGTCACGTTCTAATAAAGCATTGTAAACATTAGTAAATCCTGAAATCGTTTGTTTTCTGCCTTTATTATCTTCTTGTTCAGTTGCAAACTTTTTAGCGGTTTTATCGAACATAAATGTTGCTTTTGCTTTCACTTCTTCATTGTTAATTGTTAATGATGTAATTGGATTAAAAGTTGTTTCAGTCATATTAAATACCTCGTTTATCGTTATTTTGTACAAAAAAATAGAGGGCTAATGCCCTCGTTAATTACATACTTAAATCGCTACTGCCAGCAGTTGTTTTTTTAGTTCGGTTTTCATAACTATCTTCATAAGCGTTCATGTCTTCGAATTCAACAACTGGAGCCAATGCGCTAGGGTTAAGCCATTCTTTTGGTAAATCATTGATTGTACCGTCTGCACTATTGAACTTAACTTTCGCTGTGATTTCGATTTTGTTATCTTCATCATCAAATGACCATTCGTGCTCTTCGATAACTACATATGCGAATACACCGTGATGTTTGCCATCGCGTTTTTTCGTTTCCCAAATCCAAACACGTAACTGTTTGAATTGTTTAACTGATTCTTTTAATGCTAATTGACCTTTATCTCCCGGAACGACATCAAGCGTCAACTTGATTTCTTCTTCGACAGAGTTACGGCTATAATCTTTTTTACCGCCTTGAATGATTTCAGCAAGGTCATTACTGATAGTATGTCCACCCTCTGCTAAACTACCTAAAAGCGTTGCTTCTTCGATAGTTAGCTTCTTAGCTAAATCCTTATCAGCGATTTGGAGAGCGACAATATATTTATCCTGCGCCATTCGTTACACTCCTTTGTAATGTGTTATGTCTGTATTTAAAAACAAGCCGAATGATACCGTGTTTAGTGTACTGATCTATGTCAGTAATCACTTCTTGTGTATCAATTCGACTTTTAATGAATGAATAATAATCAATTTCTATTTCGTTATTTAAAACGAAGCCTAAAAATTGAATTATTTGTGATGCCTCATCTCTATTACGTGCTTGACTATAAACATGCAACGTGATGCCGACATCTTCGACCATGCTCGTGGTCGTTTCTTTGTTAGTGACGTTTGTTTCACCCACAACGATATATGGGTAAACAGCGTCTTTCTGAACGCAATCAAAAACCCTACCGTCCAATTGTTTTTGGATAATAAGGTTACTTTTTAATTTGTTATATACTTTGTTAAATAAGTACCGTTCAACTGATACCCACATATCTTAACCACCTCATGAAAAATACTTATTAAAGAATGCTCGTCCAGCGTCTATTGCCGGCTCCCAAAAAGGTTGAGCATGTTGTCCTTTAGTAGTGTGCCACTTACCGTTTGCATCTTTGTATGACCACGGTATCTTTTTGGCTCTACTACCTCCAGCACCTGTTGCATATATACCAGTACCATAATTGACATATATTGCGTATTCACTACCAATATTAATAACACCAGTAAAACCGCTGTCTTTAAAGTCCATTGTTACACTTTCTCTAAGATATCCGGTATCAACTGGCATTAATGAAATGATTGTATTGTGAATCTTAGCAGTTGTCTTTGCTATACCTCGTTTGACCCATCGCTCCATGTCTCGCTCGTAATTTTCCAACTCTTTTACTAAGTCCCAATTACCATACTTAACTTTTGCCAATAGGTCGCACCCTCAATCTAGTTAAATTGATTTCATGTTGTCCGCCTTGGTCGACCGGTTCGCCTACAACTTCGTACGTTTTACCCTCGTAATTAAATAAAGTTTTGTTTGTTATTGGTATGTGGTACGGCGTATATAGGTTTCGGTCAAAGTCTTTGCTCATCTGATGAAATTTGAGTGTCTCACTTGATGTAGGTGTGTCCATAAACCCTTTAATTGTTTCGTTACTTTTAAAACGCTCGTATTCTTTGGGATATGTTCCTACGACTTCAACCTCTCCAATTTCAATTGTGTGCGGAAACTCATCAAACGGATTAAACATATCGCTTGCCCCAGCTTAATTTACGATAAGGTAATAAATATGCATAAGCACTACTAGGTATGTCAGTTACATAGGTATAACTCACAGTGCCCATCGTGCGTGCTGAGATATTGCCGGTTGTACCAAACTTGATACATTCAGCAATAAACTTCTTAACACCCGACGGCACTTCTTTGTCATCAAACTTCTGATTACAATAATCTTCTGCAACACTTTTATATTCTTCAATAAGATAATCGATTTGCTCATCGTTAGACGAATCATTGAGTGAAAGTCCATTAATCATTTTGACGTCTTTTGCGTCCATTACTTAACACCCTCTAAAACTTTGATAAGCTCGTCTTTTTTCATATCACTATACCCTTTAATTTCACGCTTTTTAGCAAGTTCTTTTAATTCTGATACTTTCATATCAGATAAACTTTTTTGCTCGTCAGCGCTCGCCTCAGACTGTTCTACTTGCTTGTCTTCAACAAGTTTAATAGCGATTAAATTACGGCGGTTGTTTGTTGTAGATAATTCAGTGAATCGTTCTTCTGACACTTCTAATCCATCACGTGGGTAAGTGTCTCCCACTTGATATTCATGTCCGTTGTCTTGTGCATCTTCAAAACGTTCGATTACTTTATACATACGTCACTACCTCCCATTACATTTCTAAGCTTCCAGAACCTTTAGTGATTTTCACTGCTTTAGATTCATCATATAAATAAGCTACATAGTGCTTATCACTGTATAATGCAGTTGTTTTTGTTGATGCGTCACGCGCTACTTCTAAGAAGAAATCACGTTTCAAGATTAATTTAACTGCACCTTTTTTAGCTAGAATAGCTGTGCCGGCTTCTAACTTGTTAGTACGTACAATGATAGCGCCTAGAGCTTCGCCAAACGCACCTTTAACGATGATGTCATCGCCTAATTCGGTTGCACGCGTAAAGTTAGTTGATGCATCTCCACGTAATTTACCAGCATCAAGTGGATTGATAAATAAAACCATTGGTTCTAAGTCTTCATCGTTAAATTTGTCGATTGCTGATTGTAAGCCGTTTAATTTAGTGATGTCCGCATTAACAGTAAGTTTAGCTCCCATTAAAGCCTCTAATACGTCATTATCAACTTTGTTAGCGTGTGCCAAACCATGTTGACGTACTTGTTCGCCTTGTGGGTCTCCATAACCACTTAATAAAGCCTCATCTGTGATAGATGTACCTTTAGCAATTTTACGGATTTTAGCCTCACGTTTTTTAGTTTCTAAGATATCAGTTGGGATTTTTTCTCCCTCTGCAACTACTTGTGCATCTCCGCTATAAACGAATGCTGGGAATGTCAAAGTGTCTCCCGGTTGTCCTTGTAATGTGCTATCTACTTCTGCAAATGAAGCGAAACGCAATTTCTTTTCGAGTTGCGCTTGCATCATAGGCGCTAATACTTCTGGAATGATTTGATTACTTGTTTTAGTAATTCCTTGTGGCATACTTATACCTCTCTCTTTGTTTAATTTTGATTAACTAATTTTTCGAATGTCTCACGATCGTTCAAATACAATTCGTTACGTTCAGCGACACTCATGTTGTCAAACCTTTCTTTCGTTACACCTGAGTCCGGATTGCCTCCGCCTTGTGGTGTTTTACCTACAGGCTTAGACGACGCAAATAAATAAGGTTTAGACTCTTTAAGCGTTTTAATCGCTTCATCTAAACCTTTTACAGTGCCGTCGTCTACTAATTCCAGTTCATCTTTATTGATGAATGCTAGAATGTCGTTAGCGTCATTTGCTTCTTTAGCAACCGCTAACTTAACTGCGTTATTAAGTTGTGTTTCTTTATACTTTGTCTCCCACTCTGAATTTTGATTCTTTAATTCTTCGAGTTCTTTTTGAATCTCGCTATCATCTTTAACAGAGTCTTGCAATTTGACAATTTGTTTATCACGTTTAGAAATCTCTTCTTTTAACTCTTCAATTTCGGTATTCTTGTCGTTCAATCTTGAACGTGGTACCATTCCCGATTTTGATTCGTCAATCGCATCAATTACTTTCTGCTTATCGATTTCTCCGTCTTTAAATTGTCCTAACAATGTGTATAAATCCATTTAAACTACTCCTTTTTACGAGTTTTACGTGCAACGCCACGAAGAATTTTGGTATAAAAAGAAGCAGTTTAACGACATGCTAAGGTCGAGTAGTAAACTACTTTCTTTTACGTTTATATTTCTCCCACTCACGATAAGTCATTTGTGGTATTACTTCGGTTGTGCCATCATCTTTACGCACTCTCGTTGTACTAGGCAAATCATCTTCATCAATGTAATACATAAGCTTACAACGACAGTTGATGTTTTCTTTTGCACTATTCACACCAACAAACAACTTAGGCGCCTGTCCAACGCAACCGCTCGACTTGAACGGTTCGTCTATTTTCTTCTTAGCACCGTCTAGATGTCTGTGTGTGTCTCTTGTACGTGTATCTTTAGTAGCTTGCCAATACTTATACATCTGTAAGCCATTCTTTTGAGCTACCAATGCACTATCGAGTCCAGCTTGAGACATCGCTCTGCCCGCTTCTGTACGAGCTACACGCAACGATTGAGCTTTAGACATACCAATATCATCACGGATTGCTTTCGCTATTTTAGAGTAGCCCTCTCCGCTCATAATGCCTTGTGTGATATGTAAGCGTATCTTTTTCAGTACTTCATCACGATGCTTCTGTAGTGTCGGTACTAATCGAATGAACTCAATAGGTTGTTCAATAGCCGATGTGATAACTTCTTTGCTAGGAACATCAAATTGCATAGATGTTTGACTTGCCGTCTCGTATAAATAAAGGCTCATAAGGAACTTTTCTATATAAGCGTCTTCCTGCGACTTCTGAACCATCTTAGCTACTTGCCTATAGTCATCAGTCAACATTGTACCTATACGAGTTAACTCCTTATTGAGCCTGTTATATTTATTAAATTCAGTCCATGTAACATACACATCATCACTTTGATACTTCTCAAACATATCTGCGATGATTTGTTTTATCTCTTTAAGTCGATTAGCAAATAGTTGTTCTATAGGCTTCTCAGCTTTAGAGATTAGACTGTCGATATACTCATCAATATCATTCTGATTCTTTATTGTTAGATCTTTCTTGTTGTTGGGCACCGTCAGCACCTCCGTCATCTAAATTAGGCAGTTGCTTGTTGTACTCCATTTGTTCTTGTTCTATTCGTTCGAGTTCTGCTTGCAAATCTTCGACAAACGGGTGATTTTCTAATACTGTTTCATGGCTTACAATTCCCATAGATTGTTGAGCTGTTTGTACTTGTAATTCTGTGTTCGCTACTTTGTTGTAGTTGAAACTAATATCGACATCTTTATGTTCTCCTTTGATATCGAAGTGCTCAAACACAAACCAAAGCAACTCCTGTATAGCAACTTTAGCTTTGCGCGCTAACTTATCTGCTTTCAAGTTTAAGTTAGTATATAAAAACTCCAACGCAACCCCACTTGGAGCCGAACCGAATTTGTCAGAACTAAAGTCAACCGCTTGACCAAACAACATTATTTTTTGATATAACTCATCTAAATACTTTTTACTGTTTTCAACTGGTACTTCTACCTGTATTGTGTCGACACCCCCGTTATCCGATACTTTTATCGCCCCGTAATAACGTAGTAACCGTTTGAATTCTGGCAACTCTTGGTCATCATAGTTCGTTAATACATACGTTAATTCGTTTGAATCTTTAAAAGTATTGGATAAATCGGATAATCGCCTGTTATAAGCATCAATCAATGTTTTATACATAAATATATCTGATATTTCTAAATCGTTATTTTTGAATGGAATAAATGGAATCTTACCCCATGACCCTGTACTAAAATGCGTTTTTGAATTCTCCAAATTGTTAGAGTAATCCGGAATAAGCGAGCCGTTTTCATAAACGTAGTAATTAACAGTTACTTTATCCCAGTATTCAACTTTAGTTTCATTTTCCAATTTATACATCCTGATAAACGCCTCTAATTCTTCGTGCTCTTTATCAGTCCATATAGGAATACCTTGTTCCGCCGGTACTCTAAATAACTTAAATTCTCCCTCTTCATCAAGGTAAGGATGCAACCATTCAATACCTTTATTGCTAGCTCCTGTTAGTACACTGTGTAACTTATCATCAAATCTATTACCTAAAACTTCATCAATACGTTTAACTACTTCATCATCTGTATGTTTAAAAGCGATAGGCTTCCCTACAATATAAGAAACTTTTTGATCTACTAGGTTAGCATGGAAGTTGGTAATCATTCTGTCATCTGGTTTCAATGGGTCAACTGCTCCTGTAGCATCAACCGGCTTGGGTTCCTTAACAATATCAGGGCGTTGCTCATAATATTCTTGACCTATTGAGATTTCAGGTAACTTCTCCAAATGTTGTTTTATATATCTGACAATCATTTCTTCTAGTGTTTCTGGCTTATTGTTAGTCCTCACAATAGCATCAAATATTTCTGTTTGTGTTGGTTGGCTAGGGTACAAAATATTACCTCCTTTAATTAAAGCCTGTGCCACTTGGCTTATTAGCTGTATAAACTGCATATCTTAACGCATCTAATGTGTCATCGTTTAATTTAACTGGTTCGTCTGCATTATCTTTCCAAACGTAGTTGTATATTTCTTCTTTAAACAAACTAACTTTTTCTTTGATAATGAATATTTTATTTAACTTGAATAACCTAGAAATAACTTCAATGCCAGCAATAACGGCTTTGTCAGCATATCTTGCTTTTATCTTCTCTCTTCTAAATCGTTCAATATGTTCAGGTCTAGCTGTATCACAATAAAAAAGAATATCGCCATGCCTTTTTATAACTCCTTTAGCAATAGCTACCCAGTCATCTATCTCTTTATGTCTGTGTGCGTGTTCTTCAATTACGTACTTGTTTCCGTCAAAGTCTTCCGCTACAACCATAATAGAACCATAATGCTCATATCCCCAGTCGACGCCTGCATATTTCCTTTTTATTTGTTTAGTTTTAAATTCTTCTTCTTTGATGTAATGAACTTTTTCTTTGAAATCTTTATATACAACACCTTCAGCAGAAACCCACTTACCATAAATATCACGATCTGTGAACATTCCTGTTGGTGTACTTGCGATAATCGATTCAATATATTCTTCATCTAAAAATGTATTGTCAAACAAAGTAAATTGGAATGCTTTGATATTTAGTCTTCCATTCGATAACCGTTGACCACTCTTATCAATGTAATCTTTTTTAACTGGATGCATCGGGTTTTCGGGGTTGGTATCAATTAATATCCTCGCGCCTTTGTAACTACAACGTGAGAATACCTCTTTAATAAACATATTGTGTAATGCTGTCCCCTCGTTTAAAAAAGCACCTGCTGAAGTAAAACCACGTGCTTTTTTCCATGCATCCGAGTTTTGTCCGTCGAATACATACACTTTATTACCAAATATTTTGACTGCGTTAGATTTATCAAGTGTCAACTCTCTACCTAGTATTAACTCCATATCATCTAGTATGTTACGTCTGATAGATGCTTGTGTCGCTCCTCCGATAATGAAGTTAAGCCCCTTGTCTTTATAAGTAGCTATGTGCATTAAAAAAAGCAGGATAAATACATATGTTTTACCTGCCCTCTTCGCACCACTCGCTATTAATACTTTGGGTTTATCGTTTATGAAGCAGTTCCAGACTTCTTGTTGTTTCGGGTTTAACATTTCATTAATCATCATTAACACCCGCTAACTTAATAAGTGCTTTAGCAACTTCTGCTTCTTGTGAATTATTTTCTGATTTATCCATTTGATCGATTTTTTTCTCAAGCATCTTGATTTCAGTTTCAATCTTTTTATTAGTCAGAACTTCATTGCCTAACGTCATTCTATTCATGCCGTCCAAACTAGCGAGGAATGCATCAGCTGTCGCTTTCTTCACTCCCTCTATTTCAATATCGTTCTTCGCTGTATTCTTTAGCCACTCATACTCTTCAAAAGCCTTTTGGCGTGTCCATTTTGATTGCTCAGCTACTTCTTGACGAAGTTCTTCGTACCTTATTAAAACCTTATTATTTTTAGCTACCGTGCTCGCTTGCATGTCTATATATGATTCACTTTTACCTTTGGTCGAATACCCTGCGTCAATATAAGCTTTGCGTTGGCTCTTGCCCTCGATGAGTCCCAATACAAACTTTTCTTGCTTCGGTGTTAATTTAATCAATTGTTTTCACTGTATCACACGCCTTTACGTTAATTACTCTAGTTATTTAAATACAAAAATGCCCCTACATCTTGTGCAGGAGCTACGTTCAATAAATGTGAAAGGAGGAAAATAGTTATGACTCAAATTGCAAGAATTAAACTACCCACCATATAGGCAGGTAGTAAGTGATTAATAGCGTAACATATCATCTTTTATATGTTTGTCACTTCTCAATCACATCGATGAGAACATCTGTTGTGGCTATTACCCCACGTCTTAAGATAATTCTTACAAGTCAATTATATAAAATTAATTCACAGTTTAAAAATAGTGTCATTTTCGTCATTTCTGTCATTTTTGTCATTTTCGTCACTGTAGTAGATAAATCTTTTCTGCCAACTCATCACGGCGTGCTAAGAAGTTGTTTCTATTCAATTTAGAGTTAGGCATCTTCTTGATAATTGCGTCCCTGTTATAACCTTTCTTCAATAACTCTAAGAAACAAAAGTCAACGTGCCCTAATCTCTGTTGTGATTGATTTATAAACTCAACCTCTTTTAACATCTGCGCATACCTTTTATTTGCTCTCTCAAGCCTCACAACAACGTCTTCAACCTTACTTGAGTTTTCCCCTTGTGGTTTTGGTAACGTTGCTTGTATGCCATATTGTGCGATTGAATTGCTATCATATTCCGGTATTACATCAGCTAACACATTACACTTCATTTTATGTGTGCCTATCATATTAACTATTGACTCTTTGCTATACATCTATTCTGACACCTCCGCCCTCATCAAATCACACTGATCGCTCAACTTTGCGAAGTCACTCGGCGCCTCTACATCATCATTAGCCGTCATCATAATATATACTTGCTCAGTTACATACTTACCTAGCTCATACATTGCTAGTAAGAATAATAGTCTTAATATTTGTTTAATCATTGTTTATCTACCTTCTTTGCTTCGTATAAGACCGGATATAAATTTAAAAAGTGTATTCTATATCCAATCGTCTTAACTTCTACTTTGTCGCCTACTTTTAACCTAGCTTGTATGTCTGCGCTATCAAATTTCTTTTTGAATAATAAGTCGGAGTTTTCAATGACTTGTTTGTTGTCTAATACAATATAGAACTTGTCTTCTTTATCTTGTCTCTTGTTATATTTATCTGTAATTGTCCCTTGATGTACTTCTTTGTTTTGGTAACTAGCCACTGTATAGATAGGCGATATGACAACAAGCATCAGTGCGATTACGCCGAATAATCGCAGTATTCCAGCAATAAAGATATCGAACCAATCCATATTTTTAAGTTTTTTAATCATCATTGCCATCTCCAGTATCAATTAAACTAGGCATCATTCTTAACATAGCCCTTAATTCATGTTCATTCATATTAGCCATCATAGGACTGTAAAATTCACTGTCTTTATCTTTAATATCTTTAATAAAATCATCTTCAATCTTAGCTTTTTCTTCAGGTGTTTTATTTTTATATTTTTTGATTATTTCAGTGTACTTTTTCGGGAATTTCATTTTAGGTATGTTAATCATCATCTGCCTCCTCGAATGGTTTCATTGTCTCAATGTTAATATCCACCATACCCTCGTTTGGTCCGACTTTTTCAACGTGAAAGATACCAATATTTGATTTGATATCGTTTAAGTTGGTCGCTCCATCAACTGGTTTGTTCCGTGCCTCATATTTCTCTTTCGCTTCTTCTTTACTCTCTGCCTCAACAACTGTAAACCTTTGATTACTCTTAACTTTAGTTATGTGCGTATGTTTACGTCCTGTTGAATCTTTGAATGTTGTGACTAAATATTGTGTCACTTCCCCAAAACCTCCTTGACTCGATCTAAGATGTCTTTACACGTAACCTTTTTCTGTGTCTGCTGTTCCATCTTGTCTTGCATGATTTCGCTCCATTTTCTTTTTATAAGCTGAGATGAGTTTGTCGATAGTGTAGTATTGGATTGCAATAGCGAATGGTAAGAATAAATTAATACTAAACCAACCGTTGTATAATTCGTCTATATCTGACATAAATTCATCAACTATATCACTGTCATTAAAATCAATTTCAACACTATCTATACAATCGGTAAAAATGCCATCTTCTACATAATCCAAAATTTCTTCCATATCGTCTGATTGTTGATTCGCAATACTCAATCCAAACGCCAACATGTCTGCTAACTCATCTAACTGCACATCTAATGGCTTACCTGGTTTCTTTTTCCAGTTTTTAAACGTTTCCAATGTATTAAACCATTCAAAGAATTCAACAACATACGCAACCTTACTATCTTGTAAATTAAGTGTTGGAATTCTATCGTCAAACTCCTTTTGTATTTGTAATAACTCTTGTAATTGATCTACTGTTAATGTGTTAGTCATTTTCCTGCTCCTCTAAATCTTTTCTTTTATTCCAAATTTTTATAAGTTTTTCTGCATTATTGGTATGAACGTGTGACCATGTAGATGGTTGTAGTTTGCAATTTTTATTAGTACATTCAATTAATAATGTATCAAAGCTATATCGTATATCTGCTAGACCGCCACAAAAAGGGCAGGGCTTAATTTTCGGACTACTCATCACTCTTCACTCTCCTCATATTTATAGACCACTTGCCCCGTCATAATCCCTACTGCTTCATCAAGACCAATATCTTCTTTGAGTGCATCTTGCATAGCATTAGGTAAACCCTCAAGTATTTCATCAAACGCTTGCGCTTTCTTATACACGTCCTCAATCTCTTTTAGCAATCCCTCTGTGTCATTGCCGTTATACGCACTAGCACTGATCACTGATTATTCAATTTGTTCGCGATTATTCATTAGTGTCATCCTCCATTTGTCCTAAAAATTCGTAGAACTCATTTGTTCCGTCTAATTTGTCCATTCGGTACAATATAGCACTTGCGTTGATTTTAGCTCCCATGTTTATAGCTACTGACTTGTTCGCATTGCTCTCAAGCTGTAGTTCGTTAAGTCTAAAACGGTAAAATTCGTATCTTCCAAGCAATTCATTTTTGAGTGTGCGCCACATGTCCTCCAGCTCTTCATTACGTTCTCGTAACTTAGCTATATCTCCAATAAGCTCATCACGTTGCTTCTTGTACTCTTCACGATCTTTTAATGCTTTGTGAAGTTTATCTAATAACTTGTTAAAGTTAGTACAAAGATTTTTATATTGTTCATCTGATAAGGTGAACGTCATCTCATAACCTCCAATAGCATCTCATTTTCAAAAATATTTCCAACAATTTCAATAATATCGTCATTTTCACTTAGTAATTCAGTTACATTGCTAAAAGTTATATAAAAGGCTCCTTCTTTAAACTCGATAAAACTTACTTCTCTCGAATAACAATCTTGAACAATATCCCCTTCATAAATCTCCACACCGTGCACATCTTTAAATCCTGTGTATTGTAATAGTTTTACTTCATTGAAACTTTTATAACCTGTTGAAATCAAAATGTACCCACTATTAAAATCGATTTCGTCAATAATACTCATAACTTTTTTATCTTTATCCCAAGCTTTAAATTTCAACATCATTCTACCAACTCCCCATCTTTCCAAATCAATGTCATCGTCATGTCATCGTTTAAGATATAGAATGCTTTAGTAGGAAAAATATTGTCGTCTTCAAAACGTTCGTTCAAACTGATACCTTTGTGTAATGCGGATTTATAGACTCCTTCTTGAATCTCATATACCTCTAACAACCTATCAAACTTAGTCTCTTCCGTTACTTCTTTTTCAATATCAACTATGAAGGGGATATCAATTGGAATAAAACTTGACGTCGAACACTTATTTGTATTTGGATGAAAACGAACGAATCCATCACTAAATCCTGTTGAAAAAAATATTTTTCCTTGTGATAGATCCGGATTTTCTCGCGCCCATTTAATTAATTCATCTAATCTCATTTCTTTTTCAATTTTGATTTTCATTGTTTCCGCCCTTTTAAAATAAAGTTAGTTGCTTCTGTTCCTCATATTCCAAATCATGTTGCTTTATATATGTTTCAAGCTCTTCGGCTGTATCAAATGTCTTTTTCACGCCTTGCCAACCTGGTACGATATGCCCATGAAAGTAATAAGTGCCGTTTACTACATGAGTATGAGCCACTCGCTCGTTATCCTGATACAGATATCTCTTAGATCTGAAAAATTGGTTTAAGTATTCTTTGCGTGCGTTATCGGTTTTAGGCATTTATACTTCCTGCCACTTCTTAAACATTTGGTTATAAGTAGTATCGAACCAGTACGGATCACGTGAATGTTTTTGAGGCACATTAAATAAATGTGGCTTCTTTCTTCTTAGCTCAGCTTCTTTACGTCGTTGCCTAGCCATTTCACGCTCTTTGCTCTCTCGCTCCATGATTTTGGATAACACGATTTCTTTATACTCAGCTAGGCGCATGCCATAAGGTGCGTTTAAGGCTTCTAACAACGCCCAGCCACCTCGTACTCTTTTTGCAACCATTCCTGGAGTTAAACCATTCTTTTTTATCAATTCATTTTCATGTTCGGTAAATTTATATGGTTTACCGTTAATCTTTACGATACTCATTTATTCCACCTCTATATATGCATGTCTTATTTTTATGTCGTCATACTTCAATAACTCATCTGGATTTTTATCTAAACGCTCTGCTAGCATATCTTTTTCATCATCCACATCATCGAAATGATGATATTCAACTTCTGTAGGTATTCTTATATCAATCGTTGCATTTATATATGCTTGTTGTTGCATTAAATCACTTCATTCCTCTTTTTCTTTTACGTCTGACTTTCACTAAGTCCTCATATACCATCCATTCTTGACCTGTGTATTTAGGCGCTTTACATATCCACGTTAAATTCGCATCTCTATACTGATATCTGAATATCTTCGCTTTGATGTTGGCAACTTCAGTCGCCTTACCTTTAACGTCTATAACTTCAACCAGTTTCCCTTCCTTCCACAAAGAGAAATCGGCTATATACGTAATCGGTCTTTGCTTCCCAAATTTAGGTTGTAGTTCGAATTTCGGTTGTAGTTCGATACGATCATAGTTAGTGCCATTCATATTACTTTCTAAATATTGGTAATATTCACATTCTACTTTGCTATCAAATACAATTCCTTTGTACTCAACTTTCTTAGCGTTGTATTTACTCATTGTGCCACCTCTAAATATCAAATATCGTTGCTTGTAATCCTAGTTCTTGCTCATATAGAAGCCCGTGAGCGCCTTTGAATCGTTTTAGGTCACTATCAGTCATAATTTTCTTTTCGTCGCTGAAATGAGCTCCTGTGAGCGAATAAACTTCATTTACGTTGTCTTTATACTTGATGACTTTGATATCTTCCGTGCCATCTTCTCGGTATAAGTAATATTTTTCTTTCGGCATTTTTAACACTCCTTAATATTCGACGATAGCGGGGCGTGTATGACGTTCTGCAAGTTTTTGGATAAATAGGTCGTATAACTTATTTTCATCACCCTGTGCCTCGTCTATGAGTTTCTGAGCGTACATATCTGAACACTCAAGTTTAGTTTTTAAAAATTCTTTGGTAATCATATTTTTAACCCTCTAGTCCTGTAATCTTGACCGTCCATCTTGATAAGTGTTGTGTTGCTCATGATTCTGCTGAATATACGTTGTAAGTCTTTGTTTCTTGTCATTTCTTTCTCATCTAAGTTAGTAGTAAAAATGTTGTGTTTGCCTATCCTACTTTCGATAAGCTCGAACATCTTACTAGTAGCGAATTCGTTCATGTTGATACCGTAGTCATCGAATACCATTAAATCGACATCACTTATAATTTGAGCCAATTCCTGTTCAGTCATAGCGGTTTGGTTGTTATAAGTGTTTTTAATTGTTGATATCAATTGAGGTACGTTCATATATAGCACTGTGTAGCCTTTAGCTTTAACTGATTTAACAATACTCATTGATAAGTGTGATTTACCTGTACCAAATGAGCCTTGAATTAGTAGCGATTGTTTATTGTCTAACGTGAAATTGTTTGCGTAACGTTCGCATAAGTTTTTCGCATAGACTAGTTGTTCATTAGTCGGATTGTAATTATCAAACGTTGCTTTCGTTAGATCTTCGTTCATTATCGATTGTTTGAATATGCGTTCTGCTTTTCTTCGTCTATTTCTCTTGTGATAGTTTTCAGTTGATTGTTTGGCGTACTCTATCATTTCGCAGTCACAACCATGTTTGAATTCTGAACCGTCATCGAATTTGTAATAGTCGTACTTACGTCCACAGTTCTCACATTTCAAATCAAACGCTTGTTCAATGATTTGTTTTTTTAAAGTTGGTTTCTTTGCTAAGTTCTGGAATGACTCCACTTTCTCACTCCTTTAAAACGGTAAATTTTCTATACTTGATTGCGATGCACGCTGGAACGCATCGACATATTGGTTATTCACTTCTGCTTTAATCTCTTCGCTATAATCATTCATATAGCTTTCGTTAGTTAAAAACGTTTTAGGGTGCTTTTGATATTGCTTGTCTATAATAGTTTTTAAATACTCTCGAGTACCTTGCATGATTTGCTCAAAAGAATGTTTCTTTAAGCATGATTTGAATTTAGTAAAAGACATCTTCTTATCTTTCTTCTTGTTGTAAAGTTTCCACCATTCCTCAAATTGCTCATGCGTAACGTCAGTTGCGCTATTATTATTAATACTTGTATTATTTAATCTTGTAATATTAATACTTGTATTATTCTCTTTGACATTTGCGTCAATAGGGGTATTGACAGAATTATCAATAGGGGTATTGATTTTTGCGTCAATAGGTATTGACGATTGCGTCAAGGGGTACATCTTCCTTTGTTTAACTTCATTACCTTCTTTGATAATTTCAATTTTTAAATAACCAAACTTGGTAAGGTTTGAAATTCTACGAGATATAGTTTCTTTAACAACGTTGTATAAAGTTGCAAAGTAACCATTACTTGCTGTGCAGTATCCGTACTTGTTACTTAAAGACGTTATTTCTGCAAAAAGTAACTTTTCGCTGTCAGTAAGTCGGTTATCGTATCTGACATTTGCCGTAATTATTGAATAGTAACTTGGTTGATCAGTCATATTGATTCTCCTTTCTGGTATAATTTTGTTATCGCTACTGCGTTAGATTGGGGGTGAATAAAATATGGAAAAACCTTATATGTTAACATATGATTTAAACTCACCCGGACAAAAATATGAGGAATTGAGAAATGTTATAAAAAAGGAAATTTCTAATGGTCATTGCAATTATTGGAAATCTTCATTTTTATTCCGTTCTTCTTTATCAACTTCAGAAATGATAGAAAAGTTGAAACCTTATCTCGATTCTGGAGATAAGCTGTTTGTTACAGAAATAGTCAATAACAAACAAGGGTGGTTAACAAAAGAACAATGGGATTTTATCAACCATAATATTTTTATTTAGGTTCTTTTATTGAATCTTTTGTTATATCAGGAAAACCTTTAGAATCCTCAGGGGTAAATTTTTTAATTTTTTTAGCGCTTCTAATCTCTTCCGCCAAGATGACGATTAGGAGTGCTATTTTTATTATTCTTAGTCTATTCATTCCTTTTTCTCTCCTTTCAGCATTTTATTGAGCCTCTCATCAACTTTTATCCACGAGTCATGCAAGTGATATTTATCATCAAACGACTTAACGCCAATCGCATGTTGCTCGTTGTGATGTTCGCGACATAACGCTAATACATGTTTGTCGTAGTGATTCATCTTGTTTCTGTTCATACCTCTTCCTACTGCTTCATAATGTGCTAAGTCAGCGTGAGGCTTTCTGCATATTACACAGTTGCGGTTGACAGTTGACCAGTATAAGAACGATTTATCTTGTTTCAGCAAGTCGCTTGTTTTGTAGCTAAGTGGTATGTCATTGTAGAACGTCCAGTCAAGCGTTGCTTCAATGATTTGACTTGCTTGTGTTCTCGTACAATTACTTAGCGAAATACGTTCATCATAGCCGTAGTACGTTCTTACAAACTCGATGAACATATGTCTCATATAGTCCATTGGTTGACCTGTATGTTCTTCTATGTCTTTGACAAGCGCGAATATTTTTCGACGTTGCTTGCCGGTAATTTGAAACGGATCTATAACGTTTACATCTACTTCTACATCAAACCCGTTATCAAGTAGTAATGTTTCTTTATTGCCTAATTCGACACCCGAGATGACAACTGTTGTTGTGCCGTCGTCTTGAGTGATATAACTAGTAATTTTTGGCATTTAATCATTCCAATCAGAACGGTAAGTCAGAAAAGTCTGCTTCGGTATTGTCGAACGGATTATTACCAGTTTGAGTTTGTCCGTTGTGTTGTTGGTTATTCTGTTTGTTGTTATTCTTCGGTTCTAAGAATTGAACGCTGTCCGCTACTACTTCTGTCACAAATACACGTCGCCCTTCTTTGTTATCGTAACTGCGTGTTTGTAATCGCCCGTCTACACCTGCCAGTGATCCTTTAGAAAGGTAGTTTTTAACGTTTTCAGCTTGTTTTTTGAATACTACTACGTTTATAAAGTCTGCTTCACGCTCGCCTTGAGCATTCGTGAATGTTCTATTTACTGCCAATGTGAATGTACCTACATTTACGCCATTTGGCGCGCTTCTTAATTCTGGGTCTTTTGTTAAGCGTCCTACTAATACTGCTCTGTTTAACATTATTGTTTCTCCTCACTATCCAATTGTTTTAATCCCGCATCTAATTTTTGGTGTGCTTCTGCGATTTGTTTTTGACTTAATTTATTAATGTTAGATATTTTTAGCCATCTCATCGTTTTATCGATAGTTGCATCTCGCCCTTTTTCTTGAGATAAGTTCACGAACTGATTGATACGCTCTTCTAATTCTGTAATATCGTTGTCACTTGCACTTGGTAGTTCCTCGCCGTTGTAGATATATAAGCCTAAACCGTGTAAAGCCGAAGCTTTAACAAAACATCGTTTTTGCGCTTTGTTAATATCGAAAGTTGTTGCACTACCTTTAGCAAGCGATTTATTTCTAAAGTCCAATACTGGAAGCCACTCAGTCTCTGTACTATCTTTCACAGTCACAGATACCTGTACAAAATAGCCTTCTGGTGTAGCCAAATAAGGTACAAAATAATTTTCTGTGTTAATATCTGGATGTGGAAACTCGTGTACTTTTACTGTGTAGTTTGGGTCAATCTTTTTCAGCTCTTGGTGTGCATATGACCATGCTAGATAAGTTAATCCATTTTTTTGTTCTGTATGATCATTCACGTTTTTACTGTTCAACTGTTCAAATAATGTTTGTTCAGTCATGTTCTACCTCCTCGTACTCAATAGTTTCTGTCACTGTTTTCTTGATTGCTTTGTGATAATCCATATTGATACTCGCTTCTTCCATACCGTTAAACTCCCTAGCTCTATTTCTATTTGTGGAGTAACTAATATCTGAATTGTTATCAGTTGGTTTGTTAGTTATATAAATTGGCATATCCCTATGACGGATGATATAAGTTACAGTCTGATTCATAGCGACCTCCTACCATCTCATGACTAAGTTAATTAGTCTGTCCTGTTCGTCTGTGTTCTCTTCAATCCATTCATCTATTGCTTGGTTGAATAAGTCTGATGCCATATCTAAGTCATTCTCATCTACGACATAAGCATGTTTAATTGGTACGTTGTTCATATCTTTAACTTGTATTGATATGCCCATATGACCTTTTAAAATGAATAGCTTAAAATCGAATCCGTTAACATGAATATTTTTGCGTATGATTTCGCCTATTTCGTAATACATCTTGACTTCCTCCGTTTTTCGTTTTATATTGAAAACATATTTATTTATTTCTTTATTAGATATGTTTGATACTGTTACTCATTGCTCTGAGTAGCAGTTTTTTTATTCTTCATAAAAGTATTCCTTATAAAATATGAATGTTGCGATACTTGCGAATCCCGCAATTGACCATGCTGTAGTGAAGTATAGAAACGGCATAAGCACAATCGCTAAGACTGTGAAGCACAATACTGCTAATAGATAGCTTTTATAAGTTTTACTCATTTACTTTCTTCAACTCCTCTATTATTCTCTGGTCTGATAAGTCGTGATAAGGGAATTTTTTCCTAGCTAATTGGACGGGTATTCTGCCTCGTATCGCAATGTACCCTTCGTCTTCAAGCTCTTTATTCAGTTCTCTTATTATTTGTCCTGCTTTGGATTTAGAAACAGATAAAATTACCGCAAGTTCTTTAGCTTGCAAACTATTTTTCATCATATCTTTTCCTCCTTTTTATTTTTGTGTTGTGTATAATTTAGTTATCTCCTAGTGAAAGGAAGTGATAATTATGGAATGTTTATTAGAACTTTTAAAAATGTCAATACCTCTAATAGCGGTAATTTTTTCTTGGTGGCTTGCTACAAAAACGGCTAATGAAAAATTCGAAGAACAAATCAAAAAAGAGACCTATGATAATTTTTACTCCGAGATTCTAAAAGCTTGTTATGAGTTGCCTTCTACCGATTTATTAGACTTCATGAGTTTTTACTCTTATCACCGCAAAGATAAGATTTCTGAAATAATCATTAAAAACTTTAGTTATGTACCTCCCGATATAGTTAACTATTGGAAGAAATACAATCTAGCACTTAAATTTTTCGAACATGATTATGAAAAAGATGTACAAGCCAGAGAAGTTTTAAGTCGATTTTTAAATTATTATTCTCACCTGATAATTATTAAATCGTTAGAAGAATCAGAGAAATTATCAGAAGAACTGAAATTACCGCAGCTATCGACACAATTACTTTCTCCTTTAAAGAGGATCGACTTTTATAAGTCTCAATTACCGTCACAAAAATTAATCCTAAAGTACCACCTGCAAGAATTAGTTCCGAATTCATAAAAAATCAACTCCTTCGCTATTTATCGATTTATCTTTATAAGCAACTCTGCAACTGCTCGCAACAGTTCAGGGTTGTTACTTGTTTCCAAACAGTAACTAGCATGCTTTAGTAATTTGAGTTTTAATTTATTTTTTCTTTCGAGATTCTAAATTTTTGTAACATTTGTTGTGCCTCCTTTGCATTTCCAAAAATTTAATATAATTTAAATTCGATACCATCTATTTGAATGTATAGATTATCTAAATCAGGGATTGCCTTTTTATATAAACCAAATCTTGATTTGATATCTGCTAATAAATAGGTATCTAAATTACCAATTGATAATAGTCGTCTATTACCGGCTTCGTCATAGTAGTAATAAATGACTTTTTTGTTTTGAGCTTGCATTTGCTGCGCCCTCCTGTTAAGCAGTTACGTTAGCTTCATAACCGAATTCAGTCATGATTTCATGTATTTTCAATCTGCCTTTTTGTGTCCATCTAGTTTGTAAAACTGTGTCTTCTCTACCGTCAGAGCGTACAATTGCTATAGTGTCTGATTCTGTGTAACTCTTGCCCATGTGTTCTGAGTAAAGTACCCACTGTTTATTTACTTTTCGTTGTAATCTAGCTTCGTGTAGTAGTTTGTTTAACTTTTGTGCTGATATACCGTAGTCTGCCGCGATTTGAGTTGTGGCTAATGTGCCAGTTGACTTTAAGATTTCATCTACATAGTCTGCTTTGGGTTTTAGTTCTCCGATTTCTTGTTGTAAAAGTAAGTTTTGCTCTTTTTCTTTCTTATACTCAGTCAACACTGTAATGATGTAGTCTGGATCTTTTAATGTTTGTTCAATTACATTGTCCGTTGCGTAGATGCCATGTTTGCGAATGGCTGGTAAAACTTCATCAAACACCCATTCTTCAAATTGTTCTGCTTGTGGTAATTTCGAACGTGAGATTAATCTGTATAAGTTACCTTCGTCTATGAACTTTTTATTTTGATTTCTTCCAAGCGAATCGATGACGGAACGAATCGTTACCCCACGTTCTTTAGCATGGTCTCTAATCGCTTTTCTCGGGTTTGTATAACCTAATGTTTCAGCAACGTTGATTGCTGGGAACCATTGTTTGCCTTCAATCGTTAAAATTTCTAAATTTCCAAATTGTGAATTTTGGAATGTTTGTAATGCTTGCATATCGTTTATGCTCCTTTCGTGTATAATGTTGTTATTAAATAATTAAGGTGGTTATTCTTGTGGAATTTATACAATCTACTTTGTTTTCAAACGTTGTAGCTTTTCTAGCTTTAGGTCTATCTGCATACTCAATTTTTTATACTCGTTCTCAAAATAAGTTCAGTTTTGTTATTAGCGATCTTAATTTCTACTATGAAAATAATTTTGTAGAATTAAATTTTGTCGTCGCTAATGACTCGTCTAGAACTCATACTTTAGAAGAATTAATATTTTTAGATAAAAACAAAAATGTTTTAACACCTATTAACGTAGTATTGGAATCTGATGAATATTCATCTCTCGGTATATATAATCCAAGTTATTTGCATGCTCCAATCGATAAACAATTAGATAAACCAGAAGTTATGATAGCTAATTCGTCATCAGAGTTTTTATATAAATTCGAATTAGAACCTGCGTTTATAAAGATTGTTTCTAATCAACGAATAAACAAACTTAAAAAGTATAAGTTAATCTCTACCGATTCTTACGAGCATAATTAATATCGCTAAATTCATGAAAAAGTGAATTGCTAGTAGTGTGTTGGTCAGCATCATTTTGTATCTTCCTTTCGTGATTTTTGAATAACTTTTATTCAAATTGTTACTTCATAATCTTTTGTTGAGTAATAATATTTTTAATAACCTCAACATCTTGGTCGTCGAGTTGTAGCTCGGCGGCTTTTTTACTAAATTGTCCATCAATAATTCTGTTGATTTCGTGCCACTGTGAGGGTGTGAATTGCTTTCTAAATTCTAAAAATTGTTTGATTGTTTGCTCCATTTGTTGTTCCTCCTATTAAATTGTTTGTTCTTGTTTTGTTGACATTTTGGAAACTCTGCAAGTAAAAAAAATACCGCACTTATCTTGTGGTAATTCTAACACTTCAATTACTTTTGCTAAATCGTCAACATTAATTCTAATATGTCCGTTTTCTTTTTTTGAATAAGTTCCTGGTGTCATTCCTAATTTTTTTGCCATATCAGAAATCGAAATGCCTTTAGCAATGCGTTCAGCTTTCATTCTTTTGACATTGAACTCATACATTTGCTCACCTCCGTTTTTTGAAGTTAACTCAATATTAAACTTAAGTTTCCTAATTGTCAACAAAAATCTCAAAAAATATTTTTTATTCTTTTAAAATGCTAGTTGTTTCCTATATGGAAAAGTGTTATTATACTGTTATAAATAAAACGGAGGTAAATTTGAAATGAGAACTTCAGCGGAAATAGGTAAATTAATCAAACAACTACGAAAAGAAAATAATGTGAATTTAACTGATTTTGCAACTAAGATAGGTGTCAATAAATCTACCTTATCCCGATACGAAAACGGTAGCAGAAAAATACCTATGGAGGATATAGCTGAAATTGCCAATGCATTGAAAGTTACCCCAGAATATTTACTATTAAAAAATAGACAACCAGAAAACGAAGTACAACATCGTGCAGCTCACCTTGAAGGAGAATTGACGGATGATGAATGGCGAAGAGTTTTGGATTATGCAGATTATATAAGAAGCAAACGTAAGTAAAGGATGTATCAGATGGGATTATACGAAGAAACTTTAATACAACATGATTATATTGAAATAAGAGAGGCTGATGTGCTTCCAGACAATTTAGACGGGGTATGGTTAGGAGATTTAATTTTAATAAAGCGTGGTTTATCAGATAGAGAAAAAGCAGGAATTCTCTTCGAAGAATTAGCACATAATAAACTTACATACGGTGATATAGCCGATTACTCGAAATTCAACAATCGCAAGTTCGAAAATTACGCAAGACGACACGGCTTTATCTCAGCAGTCCCGTTACGCGAAATTGTTGAAGCTTACAATTATGGCGTACGTAACTTGTATGAGTTGTCTGAGTATCTACAATTAAGCGAAGAATACATATTAGAAGCAATAGAACAATATAAAAAGATATATGGTATTGGAACTCACTATGGCGAGTATTCTATTACATTTGAGCCGTTGAGAGTTTTTAAATTGCATCATATTGATTAACAGCGCCTATGTGGCGTGAGGAGGATGAGGTATGGAAGAGAATAAAACTTTAAAAGAATACTTGCGTAATTTTTTAGAAGGTTACAAATATGTAGTTGAAAACAGATACATTTATCAGTTTAGTAGTAATCCGGAAGCCTTCCCATTCATGAGAAAAGACGATTACAAGATTTCGATATTTTATCTAAATCAATCTTTTTTTGAAGAACCTTGCATCGTTGTTATCTCAAATGACAGTAAATTAAAAGAAATATATAATTTTCGTAATACTGATATCAAACATTTGTCTAAACACTTTACTTCATACATATATGATTCTAAAAAGTATGTAGAAGAACAATCCGGATTATTAGATTTTAATAACTACATTTATTACACGTCTATTTACTACGGAAAATATATCGGGACTGTAATAATACAAAACAATTTAGATTTATTTTTTAATTATGGTAAACGATTAGCTAACGATCATTACAATACATTGATATCGAAGTCGAAAGAGAAATTGATAAACAAAGCACATGATGAAATACAACTGTTCAACCACTTAGATTTAAATAGCATGAAAAAGATTGTTGATGATATAACTTTTTCTTATCAAATAGAACAAGGATTACAAGCTTATAAAAGGGAGTTGTATTTGCCAGCTGCAGCAACCTTTGCTGTTGCTATAGAGACGTTTTTAATCAAATTAAAAAAAGTGAATAAAATCAAACATAAAGACACCGATTCAACTATGTACACCAAATTATTAGGAGAATTAACTAAAGAGGGTAAAGTGAATTATAGAACCAAAAAACGGGTAGAAATTGCTTATAGTATGAGAAATATAATCAACCATTCACAAGCCGGTGCAGTAGCCAAAGGTGATTGCGACTTCCTTTTAAACACACTAAAGGACATCGTTGATGAAAACGAAAGAATATTAACCGAATACAGTAAATCAATTAATAAGACGGAATAAATAGATATCCTTGTATTCGGACTCTATTTTTAACATAATTTGTTCATAAATTTTTAATTTAAGTTCTTGTTCATCGTCATAAATATCAAATTCACTACTATAATTTTCAACTGATTCTTTTATATAAGCTATTTCTGCGTCAGTAAACTTTACGCACATTTCATCACCTACTTTTTATTTTATTATATCACATTTAGTACCTAGTACTAAATTTCGGGTAGCCCGCCTACCCTTATTATTTTTTTGCCAATTTTGAGGAGGGAGAAGTAAAATGCCAGTATATAAGGATGATAATACAGGTAAATGGTATTTTTCCATTAGATATAAAGATGTATACGGTAATAACAAACGTAAGATGCAACGCGGTTTTTCAACTAAGCGTGAAGCTAAGAGAGCAGAGGCTATTTTTTTGAATGACGTAAACGAAGGATATAGTGATTCGAAAACATTTGATTATGTTTTTCATCACTACTTAGAAAATAGCGATTTGAGACCTAAAACAAAACGACGCAAACAAAATGAATATCATAAACACTTTAAAGCTAAGTTCGGGCACATAAAAATGAATAAGATAACACAAAATCAATGCCAAGAGTTTCGTAAATATCTAATAGAGAATGTAGCATCAACAAATTCTGCTCGTACAATTTGGTCAGGTTTTAAAGTTGTAATTAATTATGCTAAAAAATACTTTGGATTACGTACAGATCCAACAATATCAATTAAACCTATTCCGCGTGTAAAACCAAAACCTAAGTTTATGATGCGCGAAGAATTTGAAGAAAGAATCAAAGACATTGAAGAGCAAGATTACAGAGAGTTATTTACATTAATGTTTTATACAGGTTTGAGGATTGGCGAAGCTATGGCGCTTGTTTGGACAGACTACAATAAATACAAAAAAGAGATATCCATAAATAAAACAATGGACATCTCTAATAGAACTATATATCCGAGACCAAAAACAGATAGTTCAGAGGATATTGTTCCTTTACCTAAATTCATCAATACAATGTTAACTGAACGACACCAACGTGAAAAAGAGTTAAACAAATATTTTGATGAACGTAGTTATTTTATTTTCGGAGGAATGGCTCCCAAACATTACAGTCATGTTCAAAAGAAATTCCAAAAAGCTTTCCCCCATTATAACATTCACGCGTTAAGACATTCTTATGCATCTTATCTTGCAAATAATGGTGTAGATATTTTCGTTTTACAGTCACTCATGAGACATGCTCAAATCACTGAAACGATGGGCACTTACAGCCATTTATATACTCAGAAAAAACACGATGCAATAGCCATTTTTGACAATTAA